CGTGGCTGACCGGCCCTCAAGCCAGGCCCACTGCTGGACGGACGACAGGAACTCACCCGCATCGTTGATATACCCGAGCGATCCCGCTCCTGGCGAGGCGCCGAGTGAACGCTTTAGATGGTCCGCGCAATCCTTTACCGATAAGCTCATGGGCTTGCACTATGTATATGTGGTGAAAGGTGCCCCCGGCCAACCCCGAAGGGGTGGGGCCAGCCAGGAGCGGGAAAACAGAAACTCTAGGCGTTGTTTCCAAAACCGTTCACGCCATCGAAGTCGATGAGCGTGGGGACGGTTGCGGATCCGGTAACAAGCGTTTTCCCGACGACCTTGCCAGCAGTGGGAGCTGCGGCAAAGACCTCGGCAGTGGTGACGCCCAGAAGTACGCCGACAGCGGTGGTACCGCTATGTAGGGCGTGGACTCTACCGCGGAAGCGGCACATTCCAGACCCGCCAGCGGGGATGTCTTCTAGCAACACGCACAGGGTACCGGCCACGATGCCGGTGACATCAATCGCCTCGACATGGGTTTGGGCCTGCGTAGTCGCGTCAATAGTCGACTCGTCAACTTGGACAACCTGCCCTTTACTGAAGGCGGCTGCACATGACATCCGGACATCCCAGTTCATAGCTCCGAAGAAGCCATCGCCAGGTCCGGTAATACTTGGATTACTCATTTTTCATTCCTCCTTGGAACTTCTGATTACCAGCTACCGATGGTGGTTGCTGCGGACGGGGAAACCATACCTTGCTTACGCACGGAACGGCAGATGAGGTTGTGCCAGCAATCAACCGGTTGCGTCCAAGTGAACGGCTGGTTGGGGTGGCGCATAACCGGGTGACGCTTCATGTAGCGACGAGTGTGGAACACTGGGTTGATGTACTCGCCATCAATGAACCAGTAACGACCGCCCTTGAGGGTGTGGGCCGATTCCGTCTTGTGCGTACCGCCATCGTTGAAGATGGCAGCATCGTCGAGGTCACTTGCGTAAACCAAGTCGATACCCGCGTACTTCGCGTTGTGGTAGGCCGGATCCGAGCTGTTGGTCAGACGGTCGTTCGATGCGCGCAGCATGGTCTGATAGTGAGTCAGGCCGTTGCGTGAACACGCGATGAACTTCGCACCACTCGAGCCTTTGCCGAACTCTTCCTTCGTGGGGAGAGAGTCAAACTTGACCTTGTAGTACATCTCGTCGAACGCGGCAAACAAGAAGCTGTCGGGGCGGTATCCCAGCCCCGAGCCGCCATCGTCTGCATAAGTGGACTTCTGGCAGCGCCACTTAGCCTCAGTCGCTTGACTGATACCTTCAAGGGTCGAGAAGCCAAGGGGGATGCCGTTGGTGTTCTCGTTGATGAAGCAAGCAAGCGAGTACGGCGTAGAGCCGCTGGCCGCTTCCATGTCCGTCGTCGATGGTACGGCCCAGAGGTCTTCCTCAAAGCCGTTCATCATAGAGGTCCACATGCGCTGTTCTTTTAGGCGCTTGACCTTCTTGAAAACTTGGTGACGGCCAGCAGTCGTCATGTTCTCGCCGATCTGGAGCTCTAGCTCTTGATCGGTCCAGGACATGTGGTCGACAGTGAATCGCCAGTCGGTTTCCCAGTCGTCGAGTACTTGCGGGTTTGACCAGGTGAACGTATCGTTCGGCTGGTAGTGCTTGCGAGTCGACTTTTCGTCGAACATCAGGGAGTCCTTGATCTTCTTGCCGCCCTGAACGACGCGAGACATGTCGGATCCCTTTAGGAACCGACGCAGGATGTATTTGTTTTTCACGGCTTCATTGACGACCTGGTCAGCGCCCGTTAGGAACGTCGGACCAGTCGCGGTCATGAAGTCATTGAAAGTTGACAGTGGGGAGCCCATGGTTCACCTCCTATGGTGATGTAGTGCTGGAGTGAAATTTCGTTTTAGCCCCAAGCTTTACGAGCGTCACCAATAGATGCCCCTTCTTCTAGGGCACGCAGGACACGGTCATCTCGCTCGTCTGAGCTGAGGGACGTATCCGGTGTTCTAGATCCATGGGGCACCGAAGAGGTGCCTTGCCTGCGCTTGGCTTGAAGCTGGTTCTTTGCAGCCGCCGTAACTGTCCGGTTATCCTCGGCCCACAACTGGTTCGCAGCGTCCTTCATAGCAGCCTTCATCGCCGAAACGACTTCACCGCCATAAGTTCCAGTGCTAGCCAAGGCTGTAGCCTTCTCTACCATCTTGCCTACATTGTCTGCGTCGTCGAGCTGGGGGAAGGATTCCCTCATGCTCGCTGTGGCGTTTTCAATAATCATGTTCTCGAGCATCGTCTCCATCGCGCTTGCGCGCTGTTCGGACTGCCCGACTCGCTTTCCTACATAGTCCGCCAATGCACCGGACGCTTCTTCGCCGAACGCTTCTGAGAAAGCTTCAAGTTCTTTGTCGGGGTTGTCCACTCCAGCGGGGGGTTCTTCGCTTTGCGACTCCCCCTCATGGCTCCCGTCTTCGCCTTTCAGCTGTCTCTCAAGTTCGGCATTGCGCCGGTATGTTTCATCGGTCGTGGCCTGACTCTTAGCCTGATCGTCCGCCCATGCCATAGCATCAGCTTCGCTCAGAGAGTCAATCACGGCCTTTGGAACCTTAGCCCTTTGGAGTACCGAAACTGCCTTTTCAAAAGCTGTTCCGCGGTCCTCGGGTTGCTCGTCTGTTTCCCCTTCCGTTTCCCCTTCCGTTTCCTCACTGGCGGCCTCGCCGCCACCCAGCTGCTCGTCGATGACCGCTCGGGCCTCTTCGCGCTGGGGTTCATCGTCTTCGCCCATGTCCGGGTCGATCCTCGAAAGCACTTCGTCCATCTCCTCTTCGGAGGACGTTATGCTACCGGTGTCAATGACAAGTCCAGCTAGATCCTCTTCGCCGCCTTCTGTCGGAAGATCAATAGCCATTAGTTGTCACCCTGGTTCATGCGACGACGGGCCGATGGCTTGTTCATCCTGCGGGGCCACTGTTGGGGGTTCTCTACAACCCTTGGGGCCTCTTCCGGCGCGGCAACTGGAATACCAGCCTCCTTGATCGGATTGGGCTTCACAACCTTCTTGGTAGCGGCCTTCTTTGTTGTCTTCTTACTGGTCATAACTGTATCCCCCCTCCGGGTTCTCGTTGTCGTTGGTTTTATCGCAGAAGCTTTGGATCTCCTGCTTGTTAGTGAACACTGGTCGCCCCTTATCATCCGTACCTGGCGCATCGGGGTGATGCCTTGCCAGCTGGTGTGAAACAAAGGCCACCTCAGGCTTGCACATAGTCTGTACCCTAGAAAACGTGCGAACGCAAGGCTCTCCATCAATATCTACCACCGATCCGGCCTCTGGGGCCTCACTCATGTGGTAAAAGAGGGTAACTTGCTCCCCATTTGGGCGCTCAAAGCTATATTCAGGCATAGTAGGTGGTTTCCACGATAATGGGGGTTCGCTCCCCCAAGTAGGTTTGGTCTATGTTGTACTCGACGAATTCGACAGCCTCTTCCCGCGTCATCCCGTCTCGCTCCACGATCGCGTCAATGATAAGCTCTCTTGAGTAGATAGCAATCTCAACCTGCCCGCATTGCGTTCCAATGCCTATCAGGGCCGAGTCTAGGCCAGTCAGGGTCACAAGCTCGTCCTCAGCGAATGGGTCCAGACGGTTTGCCATTATCTTCGGTCCATCTGCCCCTTAAGTGCCATAGTTCCGCCGCCCATCGGGTTTCCGTCTGTAGGTATTGGCCCGCCTCCGCCCATAGATGGGTCGCCCATGCCGCCAGCTGGGTCTTGCAGTGCGCGGGGGAATGCTCCGGATGGGTTCACCCTTGGGTCTGGCCCTTGTTGCCTTGCGGCTCCGGCCTGCCTCTTTAGCACGCCAACGGCCGTCCATGGGTCTGACTGCGGTGGGGCCTGCCCGGCCTTGAGGGCCATGTCGACATCAATCAAATGTTCAATGGCTGGCTTCCGCATACTCTCGGCCAGCTCCTTGAGGAGAACCTTCCACCGTACCCATGGCATTTGCGGGATCATGGGTGCGATTCCAGTAGCGAGCTCTGTCATCTGCATGACTTGTTGCTGGAGCATCGCCTCGGTCATCTTGCCCATCGAGTACGGCTCGATGTCAAACTCTAGGTCGTCGAAGCCAAATCCGCTATTAGATCCACCGCGGAACCAGGGCTCCTGCATTTGCAGCTCTGCCGCGTCGGCCTCGCCCAGTGGGAATATGATCTCATCGTCCATGAACAAGTAGTAGGACACTTTCCGCGCGATTGCCCGGACGCCGTCCTCGAACTTGCCAGTGATGTGACTCATCCTGGTCTTGGATGCGTTGTTGGCGACGGAGACTTCCGTGGCCGTGGCTCCAGACGTTGCTCCATATTGCGCCTCGGACATTCCGCTGTTTCGCTCGAGCCTTTCTCGGGCGATACCTAGGTAGTCGACCTGTGTGCGTGTGACTCCGCCAATCTCAACCTCAGAGATGGAGTTTCGGTCCATCCCAGCTATCGGGACGACAAAGCTATCGGGGGTGTTCTTGACCTTGTCGGCCAAGTCCCTATCCATAGCGTTATCCACTAGGATCAGCTTCTTATAGTTGTCGGCCGAGTTCTTGGACGCTCGCGCGTGGTTGTTGACATCCTGTGCCTGGTGGGACACAGCTACCAGTGGCGACATAGGCCATGGGTCGTCGGGCACCCTGTAGGATCCGGCTAGGACGTATGGGCCTGATCGGTGTCCATAGAATGGTCTTGCTTTGCGGATAAACTTGGGCTTGCCATCCTTGTCGTTATCCGTGCTGGCCATAACGAGGGTCAGGATGGTTCCATTGAATCCCTCCTCGCTTCCCGGAGAGTCATCGAGCTCATGCTCTGGAACCCAGACCTCTTTGAACAAGACCTCTTTGCGGTCGGGCGCTCCGAATCCTCTTTGCGCGTCGCGCTCTTCGCCGCCGTTGTGAAACTCCTCTACCCCTTCACCGGGAACGAGAGACTTTAGCGCCTCCTTGTCCCACCCCAGTTCGGGGTCGGCCTCGGCCTCAGCTATAACGTCGTCAATGTCACGAACAAACGTGTGACCCATGAAGCGCGCATCCTCAAATCTCTTAGCCCGCGGATCTAGGAAGAACTCCTTGAAGCCCAACCTATAAACCTGGGGCCACATGATCGGGTCTTCGGGCTGGTGCATCCCCGGCCTCGGCTCAAGCGTAACGATTGCAGCGAACCAAGCGAACGAGTAGTCGACCGCCAGAACCTCCGCATCAGCCTTGAACGACACATCCCGCGTCCACCGATTCAGTCCTCGCTCTAGCGCATCCACGACGAGAGCTGAGGGGCCCGGCCGCTTGCTTGCTAGGTTGAACTTGGGGTTCCCATCAGCCATCAGCGGAACCATCTGGGAAATCCACTCGAATGAGTGGTTCTCTGGGTCGTTATTACTTGACCCCGGCGCGCTCGAGCCCTTATAGGCGCTACCGTGATATCTCTGGACACGGCTTGAGATTTCGTCTAGGTGATCGTCCCTAAAGCTCTCTGCTGACCGGACCTCTTCCCAGATCGACTTCTCTGTTACCTTTAGACTCATGGCTACTTACCGGTGGATTTACGCATTGTCTCGTCGTGTTGCAAGAGTGAACCTAAGCTATTTGCGGCATACTTTTCAACAGATACCGCCCTACTCATGTCTTTCCTCCACGCAAACATAACCGCATACCGCATAGCATCACAAGCATGATCCGCGCAAGAAGGGTCCGGTATTTCCCTCACCGGCCGCCCATCTTTAGACTCAGCCCACACCAGGGATGGCAGCTCTTCCTCCAAACAGGTTGGTGATGACTTCTCAACGAGGTGCGGATCTCGCCCATTCAAGGCGCCCTTTACGAAGTACATCAACGGTTGTCCACTGTTTTCATCCTTGAAATAGGCCCTAACCTGGTCAACGCCAGAGGTGATGTCATTGTCGGCCTTTACGCATAACTTATTGCTATCCCTAGACCTAGCGTATCCCAGCCGGTCGTTTAGCATCTCTATAGACCTCGGCTCGGCTGGATCGCAAGCCACCCGCACCAGATCATACTTCTTGTTCATCTTGTGTACGCTATCGGCCCACCAATCCAGCTGTCTCTCCGTCTGGTAGAACTCCTCGAGCCTATAAAGCACGCCCTCCCCGGTCACGCCCCACACCTGGAAGCACCCAGGGGCTCTAAATCCCCAGTCTAGTGACCCGAAGTGCCACTTCATGTCGGGCAGGCTCGAGCGGTTCACGCAATGCAGGGCTGCATCGTACTCTGGATAGCACTGGCCCTCAGCTGACACCCATTTACCCAAGTACAGGCGCTGGTATCGGACTCCTGATAGGGCTCTAAGGCGATCTAGGTACGCTTCCGTTATCGACGGGTTATCCGAGTGCCTGGAGAGGATGCGGGTGGTTTTCCCCATATTGCACCTCTGATTCAGCCAGTGGAACTCAGTATCGGGGTTGCAGTCACCGATGAGCTGGTGAAACGGCGACATACCGTTACGGAGCGCACGGTTCAGGCTCTCCCACTCGTTCAGCGTGAGCTCGTTGCACTCGTTCCCATAAATCAAGTCGTACTCAGTCGAGAACAGCCTTGTGGGGTTATCCATGCCTCCAAGGACAATCCTAGACCCATTCGGGTAGTCATAGTGCGTCCGGGACTCCTTCTGCAAGTCTCTAGACAGACATGGGTGTTCTGAGCCCCAAACCTTCTGCTCAAGCGTGACCAGGAAGGACTCATTCAACGAAACCCGCGTCTTCCTCAGAATCAACACCCTCACCCCAGGGTATTTCCAGCAGAAGTCATCCAGATACTCCCCAATCGTCCTACTTTTGCCCGTTCCAGCCGGTCCGTCCAGCAAAACCTCGTTATCCCTGCACAAAAAGAACTCCGCAGCTCCGCCACGCGCTATGAACTCAATCTCCTCCAGCTCATCGGCGAAGTCCCCGTCCTCCAGCCCGAACTTATCCACACCCAGACTCGGTTCTTCGTACTCTAACTCCATATGAAACCCCTATTTACAGACAACGTGAAAGAACGTACTAGACAACACCTTATATCGACCCCAAAATGGGGTTTGCGGACCACAACCGCAACTACTCCTCTAGATCCGATAGCTCTACCTCCAGCTCGTCCGCTAACGCTTCTTGCAGCATCGGTATCGCCTCCACTAGCTCAGGCTGACCCCTCGCGCGGTCCAGCAGCTCAGGACTGGCCTGGATAACGATCGTCTTACGAACGAACTTCGTGCCCTCGACCTCGACCCGCTTGGTAACGGGACCATCAACACGGTCGAAGACGATCTTCACCGCATCGTTCGCGCCCTTGCCAGAACCACCAGCGCGGTGAAGCAGAGCATCAACCAACGCTTCCGCCTCAGCGTCACCGTCACTACCAGTAAACCGACGCTTCAATCGAACAGCAAGCCCGTCCCTGGGGGATGAGCGAACGTGGCCCAACTTAGCCTTGGACTCACCACTATAAAGCAAGGCCGGTTTGGAGGGGCTAGTAGATTCTTGGGGCCCCATAGGGGGGTCAGCGTCTAGCGGCGCGGTCCTCCGTTCAAGCTCGAGGGGCGAGCTCAGCCCGTGACTGGCCGACTCGTCGCCACCGATCATCTCGCCGCCGCCAACGTCGTCGGCCCGTGCGCCGTCGGCCAGAGGCGCAAGCTCACGACGACCAGCGTCAACGCCGTCGGCCAACGTCGGGGTATCGACTTCGGCGGCGGCCACCAGCTGGACGGCCACCAGCTCGGCGGCCAAACGGTCCCGGTCGCGTCGCAACCTTGTCAACTCCAGCTGGCCGGGTGGCAACGCTGTGACGTTGGGGGGTTGGGCGGCTCCGAGAGCAGCGGCGCGGCCTCGACCACCCTTCCCACCAGCCCCTCGAATGTTATCTTGCTTTTGTGGTTCAGTCATACGGTCCGCAAGCCTATAGTTAATGAGGCGACGGCGCAAGCCCTTGCTTTTACTCCTTCCCCGTGTCGGCTTAGCCGCTGGCGCACTCACCCGCCCAAGCCAGGGCATCCTACTAGATGAAAACCACCAAAGAAATCGAGGCCCAGATAGCCGAGCTTGACGCTCAGTTGGCGACCGAGCGCAACCCGCGCACGATTGACCACTTGCGCGGCCTGCGCAAAATCTACCAGTCTGCGCTCTATTATTCGACCACCGCAATCGACCTAGCGCGCCAGACTCGGCGCGCGTCGTTTTTTCTGGGGGGTCGCTAATGTGCTATAACGGCCATGAAAACTACGACAAGTGGAACGCTGCCCTTTGGGTAAGCGATTCTGAATATCTCTATCTTGCGGCCTGTCAAGGGAGCGAGGCCGAAGCCGCCGAGCATATCCTCGCCGTGTACCCTGTCACGGGTGATGGGGTAGACATGACTCCCGAGCTTGCCCTGTACGCTGTACGTTGCGCGCGAGGTGTAGCATGATTAGCGCCAGCAAGCTCTCCGAGCGTATCGACCGCATCGCCGCTGCCACACTTGGCAAGGGTCCGAATGTCGACGATATCAAGCAAGACTCTCTAGTCCGCGCGTGGGCCGCGCTCGAAGCGGGAACGGTTCCCGAGCACTTGGAAGCGTGGCTATCGGCTATCATCCGAAACCGTGCCGCATCCCACTATCGCCGCAGTCAGCGGGTAGCTGTCTGCATGGCTCAGGACTCCGACACAGCGCCACCCGAGGCCACGGAGCAACCAGCCGACGAACTCGCCGAGCGCGAGGAGAGGGCCAAGGAGCGCGCCGTACTGGCTCGCCTGATTCGGCGGTTGTCCCGGCCTGATCGGCGGGTGATCGTCGGCGCGCTTGTCGGCTGGCCGCTCGCGCGGATCGCGTCCAATCTGGGCGTATCCGAGGCGACGATAAAGACCCGAGCTTGTCGGGCCCGTGCCCGACTTCGGCGCATGGCAGAGGTGGCGGCATGAGTGCCAACGAGCCGGAGACTATCGACATATGCCCAACGTGGTCAGCGTCGATGGAGATCATAATTGCCATACTCGAAAGCGGCGATAACGTTGGCAAGCTCATTGCCCGGGAGGAGCTTCGTCGCGTTGGCGCGTTGCTCGACCAGCGAAACGGAGACGGAGACGGAGACGGGTACGCATGAAGCAAGACCCATTACCGACTGCCGCTTCTGTGGCTGGCTGTACGGCCTTCGGCGCTCTCTGTTTGGCGCTGATCAGCGCACCCTACTTGATTGGTACGCTTGCCGCCGTGCTGGCCGTGGCCGCTGGTCTAATCGCTATCTGGCTGCGCGTCACCGAGTAGCTCGGCGGCGTGATTGTCGGCCCTTCGCCCCTCACGGGGGGCGGGGGGCCGTTTTTGTGCGACGAGCTCCCGCCGCCAGGGCAAATTTGCCGGGAAAATCGCCGCCAACACCGGCATTTATGTCGTAACTGGCACGAACCTCACGGAGTCCATTATATAGAAGCGGGAACCTCACGGAGAGCATCCCCCAACCCCAACCCCAAACCCCAAACGCAATGAATCCAAAGCAAGAATTCCTGAACGACTACATCGGCAGTAGCCACGACCTAGCTAGCCAGCTGCCCGAACCGTCACCGACTAAGACCAAGGCCGCGAAGTGGGCCGAGCTACTGCTCCATATGCAGGGCAACTGGGATCGTCCAAACCTATACCGCGCAAACCAGTTTAGCCGGATGGTCTACACGCAGGGGGTTAGACATTTTGCTGACACCTTGGAGGCCCATTGGCTGATTGACCTAATCGCCTCGCACCAGCCCGAGATCGCGCGCAAGCACACGGAGGCGATAGACTTCCAAGTGTGGACGGTTACGCACTCGCAGACTCACCCGAACGGCTGGTTTGTTGCCGCATGGTCAGACGTACCGGAAGAGTCCGCAATGATCGCGCACCAAGAGGTCGAGTTCTCAGACCTACCCCGTGAGATCAAGCCGCTTAAGTTCTACGTTGAAAACAACACCCTACTATTCCCAGCCGAACACTAAAACCAAATGATGAAACCAACCCTACACGATCGCATCGGCGATATGCACCCACTCGAAATCCAACTGCTCACCGATGCCGTCACGGCCTTGCAAGGCGTAATCCTCGGAGGACTTGCGCGAGGCATCGACGGCGAGCCAGTATCCACCAACCCACCCACCCGCGAGGAAATCGCGGTGATGTTCGAGGAGGTTGGATCCGATGTCGTGGACTATCAAAAGCAGATGGCCTACGTCATGTACGAGGCCGATCGCTTCGGCCACATGGTCGCTCTACACTTGGCCGACATAGTGGCTGGCGATTCAGAATTCACCCGCAAACCCACCACCACAAACCCGGAAACACTCTAATGAACATTACACGCAAACGCCTAACCGATCTTCGCGGACAAATCCAGACAGCACTCGACAGCCTCGGGCTGGAGGATGTCAAGATGACTGTCGGCAACGGCACTTACGGTGAGACGGGGGGCTTCAAGCTTGAGATTGCCCCCATCGGCGCAGACGGTAACGCCATCACCAAGGAAGCATCGGATTGGCCTTTCTACGCACCGCTGAATGAGTGCAAAGCCGAATGGCTCAACGAATCGTTCACCTCAGACCGAGGGGACACGCACAAGATCGTCGGCTGGCGAAGCCGCGCGCGAAAGAACCCCATCCGAACCGAGTTTGCGGGGAAGACCTACTCTTGGCCCATCGCCGCTGTCAAGCATTACATGGAGGCCAAGTAACATGGCTGCTCAAATCAAACCCCTCTTCGCTGTCGGAGATCGCGTCCAGTCCACCCCTGACGAAGTTGAGTTCATGGGCGCGGTATGGGTCGCTAAGGTCATCTCTATCATGCACGGTGTCTCTGGTGCTCCTGACGGCTGCGCTTACGAAACGCTTGGGCGCTGGTCCTCAGAATCAACGCGCAAGAATCCCACTCTGCGCCAACTATGGGCCAATAACCTACAGAGGTGCGGAGCCCCGCAGGAGGTGAAGGCATGAGCCCTGTCACCCCACTACGGGAAGCGATCTCCTGCCTGCTGGCCGACATTGAAGCGCCCGAGCTTGTGCTTGAGTCTGGGATGTGCGACCACGAGACGGTAGCCGAGTACCTCTTGGATGAAGCCCACACACTCCTATATAGAACCCTCTCCGCGCTTGAACTGGCGAGCCTCACGGACGAGTTGAACGCATGGTTTGATGCTCAGGGCATAGCGCCCATGAGCGCAGACGAAGCTATCTTAGAGGACGTTACAGCCGAACAGCGGGCCTACCTAGTGGAGTTCATCCAGCGGTGGGAAGACGCGCAGGAGGTGAAGGCATGAAGACATTCCGAGTCAGCTGGACGGAAACGCTGTGGTACGAGGACGAGATCGAGGCCACGGACTACGACGAGGCCGAAGATAAGGCGCACAACTACATCGGTGAGAGCGGCGTGAAGCCACACGACAGCGAAACGGCCACCGTGTACGTTGTAGAGGTGCAGCGCCCGAGCTAACACCCAATCGCAAGCCAACCCCAGCCCCGTAGCGCCTAACCGCGCACGGGGCTTTTGGCGTAGATGACCACCACAACCACCAACAGGCAAAAGCTATGGCCCTAAATATAATCCAAGAGATCCCGCAAGAGTGCCCCTCTTGCAATAGTCCCCTCTCCACATACGTCGAGATGGGCGTTTTCGATGGCGAGTTCGTCGAGTACAATCGCGGGGAGGTCCGGGTATTCTGCCCGGAGTCGTGTGGGGGCGAGGACTTTGAGCCATCGTCCAGGCTGGCGGAAAAAATAATCCTAGAGGCCGAGAAGCTGTCTATCACCACATGAGCGTCTATTATAACGAGAACGACCCGTTCGCCGCCAAGTGGCTCAGGGAGCTTGTGTCCGCTGGGGTGATCCCCGGCGGCTTTGTCGATAGTCGGAGCATCCTCGAGGTGTGCCCGGACGAGCTTGAGAAGTATAACCAATGCCACTTCTTCGCAGGGATCGGCGGCTGGGCCCACGCCCTACAGCTGGCGAAGTGGCCCACGAACCGAACAGTATGGACAGGATCTTGCCCCTGCCAACCATTCTCCTCAGCTGGCAAGTCAACAGGAAAAAACGATGACCGACACCTATGGCCAATTATGTTTCAACTCATTCAAGCCGCAAAACCTCCAGTCTTCTTTGGCGAACAGGTTGCGGGAAAGAATGGATTCGCTTGGATCGACGATGTATCGGCTGACTTGGAAGGAGCAGGTTACGACTTCGGGGCGGCGGATCTGTGCGCTGCGGGGGTGGGCGCTCCGCATCTCCGACAACGCCTCTACTTCGTCGGCTCCTTGGCAGACCCCAACGGCAGACCAAGCGGGAGGAACGCCAGAGCAGCAGATCGCGCGGAAAAAGAAGAGTGCAGCCAAGGGACTGAGCACGGGCATCTCGGTCACGAACCTATCGCTACAGGTGCAGTTATCCCTGATCGACGCGATCACGTTCGCCAGCTGGGTGACTCCAACGACTCGGGACTACAAGGACACGCCGGGGATGGCGCAAGTCGGACCGGACGGCAGGAACAGGATAGACCAGCTGCCGAGGCAGGCGGCCCTGTCAATGGGTTCTGGCACAATGCCGAGTGGATCCCCTGCAACGACCCAAAGGGGGAGCGGTGGCGTCCTGTTGAACCCGGAACATTCCCGATGGCTCATGGGATACCCGGAAGAGTGGGGACGCTGCGCGGTTATGGTAACGCCATAGTTGCGCCACTGGCCGCGGAGTTCATCGGCGCCTACCTCGATACACAAGACCAACCCTAGTAGGGATTGGAAGGAGTCAGACTTAGCGGTCTGATCGGCCCGGCTCGTAGCAATACGGGCTGGGCCTTTATCGTTTACGGAGGCTCGGCAAGAGGTCAAACTCGGACATCACGGGGATAGCTCCAGTCGGTACATTGATCGGTACGGCAGCGGCGGTAAGCCAAACCTCCACGCGATAGCGTCGGCTACCCTTGAGGACTACGGGCAAGAGCGTTTCGGGCTCTACCCGGTACAGAAAGTTGTACCCCTCTTTATCGGCGACCCACCGGCCATCTTTCTGTAGAGAGGCAGTAATTACTTCGGTGGATATCGACGAGCTCAGTGAGTAAACGGGCGAGGACTGCCCTCGGCCCTCCGTGACATCGTAAATGTCCACCGTGTAGCTCGCAATGTCGCCAGGGACGAGGACGGTGCCAGCGGGATCGGGAATGCGGGCTAGGATCTCAATGTCTTGACCCTGATAAAACTTTCCGGTAATCATCTTCATTTTTCAATACCCCGCCATTACGAGTATGGGACCGCTCCAGAGGCGACAATGCCGCCCGCCTCTATGTTAGATGCCACTGGTTCCTGTATACGATACGACCCAAGCTCGCTGGCCGGGCAACCCCGAGCAACCCCGTAGTTTACCCAGAGGTTGATGAGCGTCTGGGTTTCCGTCTCAACATACGTCTCACTCTTCA